AGAAGAAGCAGTTCCAGAGTATGCGGCTGTAGAAGAAGTAGAGGAAGAAGTGGTTGTAGAGGAAGAAAAAGTAAAACCAAAAAGAAGAAGAAGAAGCAGAAGTAAGAAAACAAATAGTGAATAATACTTATATTTATTATAAGCATTGTTTTTATTAAATTATAATACAATATAGTTTTATGTATAATAATAGGGGGAAATAAATTGGCATTTCTTGATTCATCAACAGCAGTTATAGACGCAATTCTTACTAAGAGGGGCCGAGAATTGTTAGCTAGAAATGATGGCTCCTTTCAAATAACAAAGTTTGCCTTTGGTGATGATGAGATTAATTACCAATTATTCAACATTGCAAACACAGTTAATCCAGAGGCAGATATTATTAATCTACCTGTTTTGGAACCCACATCAAATGATGAGGTAGCATTGTTAAATAGATTAGTAACTCTACCAAGAGGAACACTAAAAGTAGCTACATTGAGTTTAGATCCTAATCAAGCAACAGTTGATTTTGGAAGTGATATAACTGTTTCAGTTGTTACTGAAAATGGTAGTGATCCACAGGGATATACAGCAACGATTAGAGATTCTACTATTGGTATTTTGACAGCTGCGAGAGCTATTCCAGCTGCTGGTGGTTTAGCTACTTTCACTATTAGAACTGGCGAAAATGCTAGCGGTGGAACAGGAACTACAATTATGGATATTATTGGTATAAACACTGGAGCTAGAAAAGAGTTTAGCTTTACAGTTAATGAAGCAACAACAACTTAATTAGAGAAAAGGTATGGCGTTAACAAATTTTAATGAAGATGATATATCAGTTAGTGATGTTGAATATACTACTAACTTTGTTATAGATTCGGCTACAGCAGCTTCGGCTAGAAATATATACTCTTTTGTTGCAGAAGCTAGTTCTACTGGTTTTTTAGTAAATGCTCAAGGTTCAACAACAACTACACCTCTTAGTTCTGCCTTTAGACACTTTACTAATTACTATTTTTCATCAGCATCAGATGCATCTATACCACTTGCACAAGACAACACAACAACAACTGGTATATTTAGAGCTATTCAATTAGGGAGAACAACAGTTGATGATGGTATATTAAGTGGTAGTGTTACAGCTATATTTTCTTTTGGGGCTGTTGGTAACTTACAGTTTGTTGATATACCAGATACAACAATTGATAATAGTATTGGTAGAAAGGGAACTCTAGTTCAGAAAAATGATGAAACAAATGTTGTTGGAACAGTATTTTACGACACAGGAACTTTGGTTTTCCACGGTGGTAATACATCAACAAACTTTTTAACATCACCTGCATCTGGTTTTATATTTGGTGAAGGTTCAACAGCTGAAACTATAGCTATTAATGAAGTTAATTTTAAATCTGTTAATAGTATTAAAAGAACTTCTTTTTTTTGTAGAGCTAAAAACAGAGAATTTAATTACACAAATAATATAACAGCGTTATCTGATAGAACTACTGGATCTATTACTGGCTCATTAACAGCAGATCCTACAACATTTATAACAACAATTGGTCTTTATAATGATGATGGTGAAATGCTCGCAATAGCCAAGGTTTCTCCAGCAGTTAAAAAGACTTTTGATACAGAAAAAGTTTTTTCTGTTAGATTACAATACTAAAACATTATGTCATTTAAAGCTTTTGAAGACGAAACTATCCAAAGTTATGTTAATGAGAAGATAGAGACAGTTTCATTATCAGAGACTAGTCCTTCGGCTTCTTATGCTCATTTTTTCACAGGTATAAGAAGTTTGGGTAAGATAGGTTCTTTAAATGGCGACGATAATCCAGATTTTGGTTTTAATAAAGAAGATGAAATAAAATATAAATTTGACTTTACTGAAATACCTATACTTGGCCAATCAATAACTGCCGATATGGTTAATGGTGTTTATATGAGTGAAGGTGATATGGATTATAGCACCGCTGCTGGATATAACACAACAACATCACATCAAAGAATATTTGATCATATAGCATACTATTTGTATAGAGCAGATCTAGATGATAATTATGATCCATCAATAACAAACATACAAAGTGGCTCAACAAGTGTGGATATATCTGTTTTTAAATTAATTAACTTGAGAAAAGATATAGGTTTTAGTGGTATAAAACCATCATCATTTAGAATGGAGTTAAACTTAGGAACACAAAGTATTACTGGCCATATTGATGGTTCTTCTGCAGAGCCTTTATATTATGATACTCACGCTACCGGATTTACTGGGGCTTTGGATTTGAAAAACCCATATGGTGGTGAAGTTGGGTTAAGTGATAAAAGTTTCTTTGGTGTTTCTCTTAATGATACACCTTATATGGCCGCTGAAGGTATTGATAACATTGTTGATGGTATAACAATAGAGGCAATAATAAGACCTCACCAAAAAGATTCTGTTTTATTTTTTAGAAGAATAGCTAATTCTGCAGACGATAAAACAAGAAATAAATTTATGAAGTTAGAGTTAACTAAAGGCCCTAATGGTATAAACGAAGCTTTTAGGTTTTATATAAGAAACACATCTACATATCCTAATAACTCAGACACATATGTGGATAAAACAGAATCTAATTTTACAGAAAACTTTTCTGACGCTAATGTTCAAGCTTCTGGATTGTTTGTTCCTAACGATGTTGGTATAAATCTTTTTGATGGTAATTTTCACCATATAATAGTTACATGGAGTCCATATGAATTAGTATCAAATAATGTGGGGGATGCTGAGTTAGGATCTGGGGTTGTGTTGGGTTATGTTGATGGATACAAACTTCTTAATAAAGAACAGGTTTTTCCAAGACTTAAGGGTTCTGATAGTTCAAACGGCCCAACACCACAACCAAATATGCTTGAACAAAGAATACCAATTAGGCAAGAAAGATTAAGATCTACTGATTCTCTTGATGGGCCAAGTGGTAATAATATATATATTGGTGTTTCAAACTTTAGTAGAACAGATGGTGAGTTTGATGGAGATAGAGGAGTTTTAGCTCCTAGTAATGATCCAAAAATATCTGGGCCTTATGATGGGCAAATACAAGAATTAAGAGTTTGGAATATAAGACTAAAAGATGGAACAACTAAATATAATGATAATTTAAACACATTATTAAATACTACAGTTGATGTTGTGGCAAATCCAGAAAAAAGTATTATAGGAACTTTTAATAACTTTTATGATTCTGGTTTAACTGGAACATCAACAAGTGCTGGTAATATAGTGGGTTGGTGGAGGTTCAACGCCATAGGGTCTCTAACAGCTGCAGATCATGCAGGAGGTTTAACACCCGGCCTTATTGCGAATGCTCCTGCATTAGCTGCTGACCCAACTGGCCAATTATCTGGAAGTAGTGGTGTGTTGGTTGGTAACTCTACTATGAGATTATATAATTCTAAAAACATATTATTAGGTTCAAGTGGAAATGTTTTTAGTGAAGAGTCTGTTTCTTCACTACAAAGAACACTGACATATTATGATCAACCAGCGGCCGGATCAAAGCCCGTAAATAATAATTTAAATCAGGGTAGAATATTAAGAAGAACTATTTCTGATGAAGCAAAAAGAGTTGGTGTTATATTTTATGACACAAATCAAATAGTTTTAGACAATGATGATGAGTTTGTAAGTATGAATTTCACTTGGCCAACCAGTGGTGTGTCTGGTGATTTTGGTTTTTCTGTAACTAGTGATAATATAGATAATAACTCTATCAACGTTGAAAGATTAAAATATGACGCAGTTATAAGAAGTGGTAGAACTTTGTTTTCGGCAGTAGCGGAGGGTTCTGAATTTAATTACACTGAAAACCCAACGGGGAAAAACCCAGATACAAACGAAAATATATTTGATGATCCAACAGCATTTATTACTTCTGTTGGTTTATACAACAATGAAGGTGAGTTATTAGCTATAGGTAAGTTATCAAATACTGTTAAGAAAAATAATAAAATTCAAATAGAAACTCAAGTTAAGCTAGATTATTAGAGAGTGTAAATGCCAGATCCATTACTACCAATAAGAACTAATAAAGATATTGAAAGTGGATATGTTAGAATAAATCCATCAGACTATTTTTTTGTAACATTTGAAAGCTCAAAACAAATAGCTATTGATGATATAGAGTGTCCTTTGACTAAGGGTATAAATGATCATCAAATAATTAGTTCACCTAATGATTCTGTTTGTGCGATGACTGCTAGTTGGGATGGTAGTAACTCATCATATTGGTATACGGTAAGAAAAATATTATCAGAGAGAACAAGTAATTATTCTTTAACAGCGACTCAACCAACTGATGCACAATTAGGTATAATAAGTATAAGGAAGAACTTTTATGATATGGCTTTAGCGACTGGTAGTGTTACTGCCACTGTCACGGGCACTAATTTTGTTGGTAATAGCATAGCTGATACTTATTATGATGATGGTAATGGTAACTTTTTAAAACTATCAAACGGATTATCAATAGGTAAGGTGTTATACGATGATGGTATGATTGTTATTGATAATGCAGAATATAGAGAGGTTGCAACCTCAACAACATCATTAGTTTTTAATACAAGAGTTCAACATACAGCTTTAAATGTTTATTGTAAGTGTGAATCAAATGAACTTAATTATACACTAAATCACACAGCGGCTGCTACAGCTAGTTTATGTGCAAACGGCGAAAGTATAGAGGCTGGACATGATAATTTATATACTAAAACTTCTATAACAGGAAGCACTGATAGGTTTAAATATTGGGAAGATTTAGTTTCGTCTGGATATAATTTTTCACCTATGATAACATCTGTTGGTTTATATAATGAAAATAATGAGTTATTGGCTGTTGCTAAATTAACAAAACCAATTAAAAAACCCACAGACTTACCATTAACTGTTAAGATTGCAATTGATATATAAAGGAAAATAAAATGGCATTTAGGTTTATAAATCCAGTAGCTACTGGGCAATTTAGATATATTTTATCAAGAGCTGTTGAAGATGTTACTATAATAGATCTTACAGATACACCAAGCAATGGAGTAACTGGTTTTCATTTGGAAGTTGTAACAGGATCTACTAAATCAATAGAACTTGACGGCATTGGTGAGTATATGAAACTCCCAACAGCAGAAGGAAATAACACTGAGTTTGGTTTGGATAATATAGGTGTTAATGGCCCCATAGCTAACAATTTAATTTTTGAATCTTGGGTTAAATTATCAGACATAGAATATACTGCAGGATACGCAAACCAATATTGGGAAGCTACAATACAAAGAGATACTACAAGTGGCCCATATGGTCAAGACGAAAATGGTGATGATATATTTGGAACAACAACGGAAGGTTTTGATGGAATATATCATAGTAGATTAATATATATAGACCCAGAGGGAGATTCAACATCTGCTCACTATGTTGATTTTCAATTCACTAGTGGAACAAATATAGCATATAGTTTAACATCAAACTCTAGTATACCTGTTAATACTTGGACTCATTTGATGACAAAGTATAATTGGGAGGGTGATACATATGGAAGCGGTGAAGGTAATAGCACTATGTCCGTATATATAAATGGAGTGTTAGATAGAGTAGAGACTTTAGACAACCTTCATGCCGCAGGGGCTTTAAGCAACCCTGCATACCCTTCTACGGGTTCCCCATTAGATGCTAAGGGATTAATACTATTTAATGGTAAAGTCGATGAGATGAGATTGTGGTGTCTCAGTGCAAGTGATCCTGTTATGGCTGAACTTGCTTCTGTAACTAGTATAGGGTTATATCCAGAAAAACTAAGTGTTCAAGCTCAAAATGATTTATCTCCAAGTGCTAACACTTTAGTAGGTTGGTGGAGATTTGAAGATGTTACAGCTGTAAATCTTTATGCTTCTATAGTTGATAGTATAGAAGATAGCACAGAGTATAATCACAACGCGACTCCTGTAGGTTTTGAAGGCCCAACAAGTTTTTCCGATGATCAACACTCTATTTATGGAAGTAACGCAATGGATAACTTCCCAGATTTAAAAATAGGAACAACAGATAATGGCGGTATGTTAACCATTGATAATAGAAACTCAAGTGTTCTATTAGAAGAAGGTTGGGAGAATTTAGTATTAAAGTCACAAAATAGTTGGACTCCTATCTTAGAACAAAACGGTGATCCAACAGCAATAGTTAATGTAGATGAAAGACAGATATACACTGGAACCTCTGGCGTTAGAGTTAATACAGGATATGAGGGTGGAGGGGCAATACACACCATAGATTATTCACCAGAAAATTTTATTGATAAAAACAAATATATTTGTGGTTTAAGAATGATTGCCGCTAGTGGATCAGTTAGTGCAAGAGTAACATTTACTCTCGGCCCAGAAAGCAATAGTGCATCTGTAACAGCTGTTATGACTAACTTAGAGTGGAGACCATTTTTTGTTAGGAATACTGCTATTAGTGATCCGGGGCACCCCTCATCTATTACCGGATCTGTTAAGGTAGAACAGCTTCATAACCCCGTAGAAGGAGCAGATGAAGGATCTTTGTTTAATGTTGATTCATTTATGATTAAACAAGGTGATTACCCATCAGCTTTTGTGGGACAAGAAGAAGTCAGAAAAACAGGTCAAATTTATTGGAATATAGGTGATTAAATATGAATGGTAAAAATTTTACATTAAGAACTGGTGTTAAATTTTCTGGTAACTCTGGAGATTTTGACAAACAGCCATTTATAAATTTGGTAGAAGAAGACTCAATTACTAGTGGTAAGTTTTTATCACTTTATAGAATAAGAAGATCAAAAGAAGAAAGTTCAGATATAGATTATGAATATCAGAACCCAGAAAAAGATGGTGTTATTGGATTAAGTTATGGTGATGGATCTAGTGTTTTTTCTTCAAGTGGAACATATATAACAAAAGCTATTAGTTTAAACGAATACAATGAAAATTTAGTTGGTAATACTACAACTGCAGATGCTCAAGAATATTTTGTTAATGTTACTGTTGATGATAATAGTAAATTAACACTTATGATTGACGATAATGGAACATTTCACGGTGACATAGTTGTTGAAAACTTAACGTTAAATAGTTATAATTATATAGGTTCAACTTACAGACCACAGCCAGAGGGATTGTTAGATGCTAACTTAGATCAAACAATACTACCTAATGGCAGCTCGGCAGACAGCACACTAGTATTGCAATACCAATATAATGCAATGGAACAAACAGATGTTTTCTTAACTAGTGGATTAACTGGAGTATATGATTGGTCTGGTAACTCTAATACTGGTTCTATATTTGGAACAGCTATCGGAGATATGGCAAACTTTGGAACAGATAACTCTGTATCTGCAGGAGTTACTGGTTGGACAGCTGGTATTGTTGAGGGCGGATTTAGATTGGATGGATCATCATATATAGAAAGCGAAACATCAACATTATTTACTGCAGCTGATCCACTGGATAATGGATATACTTTATTAACATCAGCTAAGTTTTTTACATCTGCAGATACTGACATATTAACCTTAACTGATGGTGTTGAAACACATGGTTCTTTAAAAATAAGAAATGGTTCTTTTGTTTTTGATGTAGCTACAGATTCTATAACTGCAGGATCTATAACAGCTGTTGATGAGATTGCAGCAACTGGTTCTGTTGAACTGGGTAAGTGGTATAATATAGCAGCTACATTAAAAGAAACTAATGGTATAGATAGAGGATCAAAGTTATATATTAACGGAGAGCCATCTATATTAACAAGAACTGTTAGCGATACATTATCAGCATCTATGTTTACTACTCCAACAGTAGTAGCTGCTGATACTAAGTTAATTATAGGAACAGATATCGCTAAAACTAGTAACTTCATGAATGGAGTTATTAGTTTAACTAGAGTATTTAATAGACCACTTAATGATGCGCAAATATTTGAAAACTTCATAACTAGTATACCCGGTCAAGTTAATATATCAGAAATTAATATTAGTTAGTTAGCTAGTAATTAATATAACAGGAAATAAAATGAATTTAAACTATAAAATAGATAAAGAGCAAATTTTAAAGAAATTTAAAGATTATGTAAACTCTCATACTGATAGAGGTGATAGATATAATTCTAAAGGTAAGGATGTGCAATATCGTTCAGATTATGTTACTTTAGAAAAAATAAAGACATTATATATGTTTGTTATTAATAACATAAAGCTAGACTTAAGAAGAGAACTTATACATGATGATAAATTATTTTTTAAAGTTATGAATAATTTATTAAATAGAGTCAATAATAAAATAAGAACAAAAACTGCAACTAGCTTATTTATTTCTGTTGGTGTAGAAAATCCTATAGTTTTTGATGGTAGTGAAGATCAATATGAGGAATATTTTGTTTTTAATAAAACGAAACAAGCTCAAGTTATGAGAAAAATAATTGATGAGCTTAATGCAACATTAACCGGCGATGTTCCAGAAGAAGAAGGTAAAACTATTATTAATTCAAATGATATACCAAAGAACCCTTCAAATATAGTTGAGGGTATGAGTAAAGAAGAAATAGCTGATAAGCTTATAAAAAGTATTAATCCAGATTATGTATTGGAAATATTCAAGGGTAATTTTGAAAACTTTGATAAAGAATATTATAATTTTATAAAAGAACATGAAATAGATGAGTCAATTGCAAAAGAGATATTATCCAATCTACATAATAAATTTTCTTCAGAAGAACCAAATAATATTTTAAATAAAAAACTGGAAGAAGAAGAAAAACCAAAACAAATCTATAAAAGATTTTCAGATCCCGGACTTGAGAATAGAAGAGAAAAATCTATGGATCAATTAAAGGGAAGAGGTTATACTTCTAAAGGCGGTGGTTGGTATGATCGCCGTGGAAACTTTGTTGCAAAGATAGGTGATAAGGGTGAGATAATTTGGACTAAAGATCAGTATGATAAAAGTGACACCGGAGGAGCCACCGCAGCAATGGGTGGCTCAGCACCAGCTGCAGGAATACCTACTGCCGGACAAGAGGGAGATGGTGAAGAAGTAGAAACTGGATTGAATGATAAAGAGTTAGAATATATTAGAAAAACTTTTGGACATAATGAGAGAGATGATGCTTAGATCTGATATATACAATATTATAACAAAAAAAGAAAATCCTAAAAATGAATTGTTTAAAATCAATGAAAAAAGTCAAGCCAGTATTGATGCAGAAAAAGCAGGATTAATAGCTAAGGGTGGTAAATGGTATAATAGTTCTGGTGAATATGTTGCTAAAACAGTTGATGGAAAATTAAATTATATATCTGCGCCCGAAAAAAATGCAGAAAAACAAAAAAATCAAGGTCTAGATACAAAATCATTACAACAAGAACCAGATAATACACAACAACAAGAACCAAAAGATACAAATCAAAAGCCTATAGATACAAGTGATACAAGTGTTGATTATGATTATCAATTAAATCAAGATTTTGAAGAAAGAGCTCCTAGACTAAAGAAAATAAGGGATAGTATATCAGAATTTTTTAGTAGGGATGATGGTGATTCTCAAAGACAAAACATTATTGATAGCGATGCAAAAGAAGGTGGGTTAATGGGTGAAGTATCAGCTCCGGGAAACTTAGGTTCTCTTGTAAACGAAATATCCACTGGTTATGCTTTAGAAGAATTGATTAAAAACCCTTCACTAACAAATGAAGAATTAGAGGGGTTGATAGTTGAAAGAATAAAAGATACAAAAGTTGCAAAAAACCCTCAGTCAAATTCCATAAAAAATGGTAAGGCTGACAAATCTATACGATCCGCCTGCAATGCTGCTAGAACAGAGTATTTTAGAGTATTAGATGAAATAGAAAAAGGCGGTTTTGATATAGAAAACCTTTCAGTAAGTCATGTATGGGGTTCAAAAGAATCTCTTGATAATACTGTTAAATATTTAGAGGAAAATGGTTTAGAAGTTAATAGTAAAAATATAGATGAATACAGAGAAATGATTGAAGGTGGAGGTCAAGGAGAGAATTCTACTGATACTATGGTATTAATAACTGACGGCGAAAAGGCTTCGATCTTACATACATCGAATAAAATGACTAGTGATGATTTGCAAGGAAATTCTTCACCTCAGCAAAATATGGAAATAACTCTAGGGTATGTTGGTGATAAATTTGGCGAAGATAGTAGTGAATACAAGAAAGTTAATAGTTATACAAGAGAAGCTATTGAATCTTTGGATAAAGAACAAAGCGATCTTAAAAAATATATCAGTGAAAAAACTACAAACGCTAAAGAAAACTTAGGTGAGTGGATAGAAAAAGCCAAAAAATCAAGTAGTTCCAAAAAAGACGGGTTAGATAAATATTGGCGCACTGGAGTTGTTAATAGATATTATGGTTCAACATCATTAAATAAAAACGGACCAATACAAAATTTAGAATCTTTGATAGAAAATTTGAAAAAAAATAAAGTTGATGTTAATGAAAAAGAGTTAGAAGAAGTAGTAACAATAATAGAAGAAATAAAGGATAGAGGTAAAATAAAAAAAGGTGAAGATATAGAACTGTCATCTGAACAAGAAGAAAAAATAGCCAAGCTTTATATTTTTGAAATGGAGTATGGTAATCAAGACGATAATCATATAGAAACTATAAATGATAATATGATATCACTGTGTGCGAGAACTCTTTTAGATAAGCCGGACGAAATTAAGGCTTTTTATGATCGTCAGTTGGAAATACAGAATGAATACAAAAATAAGCTAAATGAAATATCAACAGATAATACTTTAGATCCGCCTTTAGGTTTAGGTGATGAGATACAATCGCGCGTATTTTGTGAAAGATTACACCTTAATATATCTACAGGACATAATCCAGCTGGTATACCTAATGAAAATTTTGCAAGTGTTTTTGGACTAAATGAGAGTAGATTAAAAGTTGATGAAGAAGATAATCTTTGGGTTGGTGTAGGTAATGGTAGTAATATTAATTATCATCCTTATAATATGGAAGATGGAACTTTTGATGAAACAGTAGTAGTAAAATCAAAACAATTACAAAAAAAAGGATTAAAAAGCGGATCTGAAGGTATAGTGGCGAATAAAGAAACAGTTGCAAGAGCTTTAGGGTTTGAACCACCCATACCAGAAGATTTTTATAAATACATAAGAGTAGGTGATTTAGAACCTTCTAAAGGTAATACAGGAAACGCATTAATATATAGAATATCAAGAGATGGAGAACAAGTCCCAATAGGTAAGCAATCAGTAAGATCAAAAAAAGGTGTTGGTGGTATGCCACAGGATACTGTTAAGTTTGAAAAAGAATTTCAAACATCTTTAGCTATAGCATCACATATATGGCATCAGAGGTTTAAAAATATATCTAAATAAATTTTAAAAGTATTAAAAAAGTTATTATATTAATTATAAAAGAATGGAGGTTTTTATGTTAAATACATTATTATTGGCTACATTTTGCCAATCAAAAAATATAGATGAAGTTATATCAAACATAAAGGATAATTTTGATATTATGGGTGATAAGATATTCATCTTGCAAGATAAGTCAAGTAAGCATAAGAAAATATTAACTTACAATATAAAGAAGAGTGGTAACACTATATTTTCTGATGTTATAAGTAATACTATATCTTTACATAGAAAGAAAGAAACTAATACTCTTTATACATTGAACGCACTTAATGAAATTGTTAAGGAGCAAAACAATGGTGAGGTTAGTAAAGACTTTACTGTTAATTGGGAAGATTATAGAAATACCTTATTAATAACTTACTATGATGATTTATCTAGTAAAACAGTATTAAAATCAATTAACACAAGTTTAATTAAAATAATTAATATATGAGGTTATAATGTCAGAAAACAAAATGGTTAGTGTTTTATTGTTTGTAGAAAATTCTGATGACGATCAAATAGTAGAGGCAGTAAAAAACATATCTGAACAAACATATAAGAATGTTGATTTGATTGTTTCATCATTTAAGGAAGAAAATTCAGAAGAAGTTAAAAAAATAGTCAATAGTTTGTTTTTAAATGTGCAATGGATTAATCATAAACCTATTCCAACATTTATAAATGAAGCTTTGGAATTAGCTGTAGGTGATATTATTTTTTATAGAACTATTAATAATGTTAAGTGGTATCCAAGACATATTGATAGTCATATTGAAAAATACGATGATTCAAATGTTAATTGGTGTCTTTCAAATTTAGAAAGCAAAGACATTAATAAGCCAGAGGGTAAAGCTAATACTTTTGACTATAGGATAGAAAACCCACCTAACTTAACAACAATTATAATTGATGAAGTTTCTCACCGCAAAGGCATACCAGCAGATTGGGCATTATGTATCACTGAAGATTCAAATGGCGAACATGATTTTTCTGCGGGTAAAATAGTTAATCAGTGGTCTTATGAAAAATTAAGAGGAACTGTATCCACAGAAATAAGTGTTATTCAGTGGATTGAAAGAGATGGTGGTTATAAGGAAACTATAAATTATATTGAGGCACAGATTGGCGCACCTGCTCCTATAGATAACAAACATTCTATCAATGAAGAGACTGGTGAGATAGAGATAAAAAGAAAACTTCCAACTTTAGTTGGTAACTATAGATTTGCAAATCATAATAAGCACACTGTTGCTATGTCAAAGAATATGGGTGATATAAACTCAATAGCTATTAAGAGAACAATAGGGTTGGGTGATGTTATATTAATTGAGCCAATCATTAAGAAGTTGAGACAGGATCATCCTAAAGCTGAAATAACACTTTTTACCAAATCAACAGATATACCAAATTACTTCAAGCACGCACCAGATCATATAAAGGAGTTGGAGGAAGTCAATCTTCACGAAGACTTTTTATCTAAAACAGAATATGAAATGGGTATTGATTTGGATTTATCATATGAGAGCAGAGTTAAGAGACCTTTTATTGACTCTTATGCTGAAGTTGCAAATGTATTCTTTGAAGATAGAAGAGATAAGTATCCACAATTAGTGTGTGATGAAGATCGTATTATAGAAGAAAAATATATTGTTGTTTGTGGTGATGGATCTGGTTGGCCCGGAAAAACTTGGCCATTAAGTCATTATGAGAACATTATTCTTCATTATAAAAATGAAGGATATAATGTTATAGAAACTGGAAGCCATCATGTCACAAATGATACAGATCCAACATATCACAATTGTGATTTTAAAACTTTAATTAATTTGATTAAAAATTGTGATTTGTATATCGGAGCAGACAATGGTCCCATGCATATTGCAAGATCTTTCAATAAGAAGTGTGTGATTATTGCAGGAGCTGCTTTGCCAAGATTAACTAATCCCAATAATGAAGATGTTTATTATCTTGAAAATCATGGTAATGATTGTTTAGGATTAAAACACTCTAAGTTTATAGATTTAACAGAAAAAGGTGGTTTAACATTTATACCTATTAATGTTAAAGATCCAAGTTGTGGTATTAATGATATTAAACCAAGTATGGTTAAAAAAGCAGTATCATCTTTAACAGATAAAAAGACATCACCAGATGGAAATGAGATGACTTATGCTTTTAATATCATAGGAAATCTCATCAGCAAAGATTTGATTGAGGGTTTTGCATATTATAGAGATGATGTTACTGGTATATATTGGAAAGAAGATGTGCATCATCACCCAGATCAAAGACTTAATACATCTCAGTTTTATATAGATAAAAAAGAAACAGTGTGGGAAAAGAACTTTGTTCCAATAATTAATCATATGACAGAGAAATCAATAACTAATAATTCTTTATTAGATATTGGGTGTAATATGGGAATATTTTTAGATGGATATTCTAAGTATACGGATGATATTATGGGTATTGATTTAAACATAGACTCTATTACAAATGGTATTAATATATATTCTGATTTAAAAGATAAATTAATATCTGGTAATTTTGTTACTTATGATTTTGATAGAAAGTTTCAAACATTATTGTGTCATGATATTATTAATAATGTTAGCAACCCAAGAGAATTTTTATCTAAGTGTTACGATGTTTCTGAATCTGGTGGTTATCTATATATAAGTTTTTATGATATAGATAATGACTCATTTAGAGATAACCCAAGAGATTGGAGAGATATGGGTGTTGGTGAAAAAATATCATTTTTTGATTATAAAACATTTGAATCTATGTTAGATGATAATGGGTTTAAAATAGTTGAGCAATATTTTACGCATGAAGCTACTGATGCTAAGTTTTTGTTTTGTCAAAGGAAAAATTAAATGGAGACTTTTGGTAGTATAATAGATAAAATAACAATTTTAGAAAGAAGAATTCAAGAGTTAAGAAAAAAAGATGAAGGATATTACCACCTATACAATCAGTATGGGTGGTTATTCAAAAGTATTGGTGATCAACTTACTGAGTGTTTTAGTGGTCGCAGGCCATTTACATTTGAAAAACATAAGGTTTATGATAAAGAAGTATCAATACAAAATGAAGTAAGTTTTTTGTCAGTTATTAGTCTTCTAAATGAGTATAATAATAAGTTATGGGATTTAGAGGATATTAGAAGAGATAAGAGTTTAACTGATAATGAAAGATTAGAGGCTGCTGATAAGGTTTCTGAGTATAATAAGTTAAGAAATGATTGTATTGATAGAATAGATCAATATATTGAAAAAGCAGCCAGAAGTTCACACGAATCTATCTTTAAATAAATAATAGAAGATATTTATAATATAAAATATTAATGGAGAATAATATGGAAACTTATAGTAAGATAATTGCCCTTTATGAAGATTTTGTAATGAATCATAAGAAGTTTGTAGAAAGCAATAATAAGTCAGCAGGAACTAGAGCGAGGAAGGCCATCGGCGAAATAAAGAAATTAGCTACCGACTACAGAAAAGAAAGCGTAGAGGCGGCAAAAACCATGTAGAGAGATAAGATGAAAAGAATAAAAAACTTATTATCAAAGGTTATATTCTTTTCAAGTGTTGCGATTTTAGTCAGTTGTTCAGACAACCCTACATCTAGTGATAGTAGGGAGTATGTATATAGCTATGATAATTACGCATTAATGATGGTTGATGCATTAGATGAAAAATATGCATATTTAGAAAGAAGTTTTAATGTTACAGATGGTGAAATACAATATATGGAAATTTATCATTTTGAAAAAAGTGACGACCCATTCTACCATCTTCAGTTTAAAATGGATAGAATGATTAAAACAAACTCATTAGATATTTGGTTCAAAAGTGAGCCAAAGAGTTCTAGTAGAAATGTTTATTCTATAGAGGGTAATATACTTTTTCAAAGTGGCTCTTATATATTGATGATTAAAAAATCTGGCATATCTTATAATATGAGAACCGATCAATATGATACATTTATTCCAGAACCTGTAGGAATAAATAAGATGGTTATTATAGATGATGGTGTTTTTATAGGTGATGATAAATATGGTGGTTTGCGTTATCAAATTGGAGATTTAGAAGATATAAAAATATAATATGCTCATATATAAACCTAAATATTTTATTGAAGAAGTTATTTTTACTAATGGTTGTTTTGATTTATTTCATAAAGGGCATGAATTTTTAATAAACTATGCATTATCTTTTAAATTACCAAGTAATAAATTAGTTGTTGGTGTTAACACAGATAAATCAGTTAAGAAGTTAAAAGGAAATAATAGACCTGTTGATACTTTTAATAAAAGAGTAGAAAATTTAGTTTATTTTTCTAAAGAAATTGATTATATTATACCGATTGAGAATACTAGTGTTTTAGAAACTATTAAATGGTTAAGACCTAGTATTCTCATAAAAGGTGGTTCAACAGATTTTATAGTAGGTAAATCATTTGTTGAATCATACGGAGGTAAAGTTATTAAGGCTCCTATGTTTGGAGAATATTCTACAACTAATTTATTGAAAAAGATGGTTAAAGATGAGTAAAAAGTTTCATATATTGCAATTAGCTGGTTTTGGAGACACACTTTCAGCATTAACAAGAATTCCCGCAGTAAAAGAAAAATACCCAGAACATGAAATACAATTTTGGTTAGGTGGCATCGGCCAATCAGTTGAGTTTTCAAAACAACAAATAGAAAGAGAAGGTTATAAAGCTTCTGTTGTTAAGAACTTTTCATTTCATAATCAAATCAGATCTACATATGATTTTATAAAAGAAAATGTTTTTGAAGAAAACGACATATTAGAAGATTGGAGTTTTTGTTCTGAGATTTTTAGTAACAAAGAACCTGTTTTTTATAAATATGATTTGCAATTTCCTTATCATTATAAAACAACAAAACATCCATATAATACAGAAATAAATTTTACACCAAAAAATACAGTAGCTATTCACCCCCTAACAAAATCTGGCAACATAGAGGGGTTTGAAAGTGATGTTGAGAAAGGTAGGTTTTGGAGTAGAGATGAGTGGAAGAATTTGTGTATAAAGTTGTGTGATAATGGATATACACCTGCCTTCGTTGGTTATGGAGATGAGGATTGGGGGTTAATAGAAGAGCTAATAACAGACGGATACAGCGTCTTAGATAAGAGAATGGGTGTAGAAGATACAATATATTTTCTACAAACAGTTGATGCAGGTATATTCTGTAATAGTTGGGATTGGGAAATAACATCAAGAGCTGGTATACCAACATTTTGTTTTTATACGAAGAATCATTTCTTTATTCAGAATCATATACCAAAAGGGCTATCAGATTTTTGGAACACTTGTTATATTGAAACAAATTCTGATTATGAAGAAGTAGAATACTATGATCAAAAAGTATATAAAGAAGCTGTAAATGCATCTGGTGTTTTTGATAAAATAAAATATATAATAGAAAATAAAAAATCTCCTAATTATAATTTTTCTGTGTGTATGATAGGTATGAATAATGAAAATCACATTCAGAAAACTTTTAATAATATAGGATCATATATATCTTCAAATGAAAATAATGAGTTTGTTTTCGTTGATGGTGGATCTACAGATAAAACAATTGATATAACAAAAACATTTATTCAATCATTGAATATAAAAGAAGGAAACGCACATATAATAGAAAACCCATGGCCAAATAATCACAGTGTTCAGAAAAATATAGCCTTAGAAAAAACAAATAATGATTGGGTTGTTTGGATTGATACTGATGAAACTTATGAAGATATATTCTGGAATCAGTTAGGTTGGTATATAAGAGATGCTGATAAAAATAATTTTGACTCTATTATATTTCCAAGAATTAATGTTATAACTGGTGTTGATGAAGATAAGCTAGAAGATTTTGCAAAAAGACAAAATTGGGTTTTATCAAAACCATTTAATTGGATTAATTATCCAGATGTTCAACAAAGAGTTTATAAGAACAATTGTAGATATAGTAACAAGATACATATAAAAATAAATAACGCTAATAAAGAAAAAGTAGTTGATGGTGTTCATTGTTTGCATTATAAAACATATGACACACAAGTTAATCAACTTATTGAATATGGTGAGTATAAACATTAATGTTTACAACAAAAATAAGAAATAATAATGTAGTTATACACCATATCAATGAGTTGTCTGTTGGTGGAACAACAAAAATAATACAAACTTTATTACCTTATTTTTTAAAAGATAAAAAATATAAACATTATGTTTCTTATAAAAAATGGATAGATATATCTAGAGAAAGTGATTTTATAAGTGTTATAGGTGAAGAAAGGATGCTTCCCTATAACACTGAACATGATTTTTTAGAAATAGTTAAACATTTAAAACCTCACATCATACAAAGATATTCCGCAGGAATACCAGAGTTTCCTTTTGTAGAACAAGTAAAAGAACATACAAATCATTTTGTATCATTATCTACGTTTGGTGAGCAAGACGAAACAATAGATATATCAGCGGTTATATATGTTTCTTTGCATGTTCAATTTTTTATGGGTAAACAAAAAGAAAAAAATCACTACACTGTAAGAGTTCCTGTTATTGATAAACCTCAAAATAAAAACTTAAGAAAAGAATTAGGTATAGAAGATGATATATATGTTTTTGGTAGAATAGGAAGGTCTGATGATAATATATATGATCCTATTAATATAAAAGCCTATTCTATGATAGAAACAGATAAAACTTGCTTTATTTCTGTTAATTCTTCTCAAAAAATGCTGCAGGATATTAAGCAATTTAATATAAAGAATTTTGTTGACATTCCACAAAATATTGATTATATTTATATATCTAAGTTTTATAACACTATTGATGTTCTTGCTCATGCGAGGAAAGACGGCGAGTGTTGTCCTACAAACATAGCCGAATCGTTTTCACACAGTAAACCTGTAATAAGTCATTACGGTGATCGTTTTAATGGTCAAATAGAAAATATACAAAACGCAGGTTTTACTGTGTTACATAATGATATTAAAGAGTATGCTCGTATAATGAAAAATTTTGTAGATAAAAAATATGATTATGAAAAGTTATCAAAAAATGCAAGACAAAGATATGAAGAAGATTATAATCCAGAAATGATATATAGAAAGTATATTGAGATATATAATTCATTATGATTAACCCAAAAGATATACATGTTATACTTATAGGTAATAACGAAGTTTATAATTTTTATGCTAATATGGAGATTATAAGAGATAACTATGAGTTTGGTAATGATATATGGATTAGTTGCATATATAATGGTGATTTAAATGAATTATGTAGTGGAGCAAGAGAAAATAACTTTATAACATTAAATGAAAACAGAGGTTATCAATTAGGGGCTTTAGATTTATACAATAAATCTTTTGAAGTTGCTAAACTAGTAAATAGAAAATATACTTTAATAATGAATTTTGATGTTTGGATTTTAGATCAAAATAATTTTTTAGGCATATTTGAGGGTATACAAAAAGACAAACATATAGGCCTAGGTCGTAACATAGAATATGGCCATCCACTAACGGATATATGCGTTTTTAAAACATCACATATACCAAAATATATACGCCAAGAAATATTGCCTGAAAGAATAGAAAATTTACACTTGACAAATATGGAGAGTTTTGATATATTAGAAGAATGGTTTTTATGTATGATGTATGAAAACAACTTATATAATAGTTGGTATATCTTAAAAAGAGATAATCATCCAAGATATAGGTGGACACATTCAAACAGTATAATGCATGAACATGATATTTATGTAAAGAAAAAAAGACTTATGTCTAATAATATATTTGAGGGCAATTTAATAAAACAAATAAGGAGTTTATAAGTTATGAATATGACAGGTGGTTTAGGTGGAACAACAGAAAATAATAATGATGATGATTATTGGCAGTGTGGTTCATGTAAGATTAAAGTTACTGAAGATAGTGATGTAAAAGTTTTACCTATAGCCTTAGGTGGTGATGGTTTAAAAAATCAAGGTTTAACTCTTTTTGTTTGCCCCAATTGTTATACATTGCAATTACCAGAAGAGGTTTTTAAAGAGTTTCATAAAAGGATGCAATCTAATATAATACATTAGAGGAGATAAAGATGAATAAGTTCAATAGTTTACAGTCATATATATCTGATAGTATAAAAGATAAAGATGAAGAGTTTGATTTTAATCAACAAGAGATTGATAAAGATAAGGTAAAGAAACCTAATCATAAGGCTTTTTTAATGCGTAAAAAAGCAAGAAAAACTGCTAAAAAGTCAAGACGAGCAAATAGAAGATAGCAAAAAAGTATTTGACTTTTTCTTATATTTTATTATATTATATACATAACAAATTTACAATAACTCAATAGAAAGGAATGTAAATGGCACGCACAATCAGAAAGAAGTCTAAGGAAGATGTTCTTAACGAGCGTGAAGTTAAAAAAGGTGGTAAGAAGATAATTAAAAGAAGTCGTCAAAATGACAGAAGTAGATTGAAAAATATTGACTATAACGACCCAGCAGCACTGGAAGATATGGAAGATGAATACACTTATTAAAAAAGTTTTAATATTTTTACCTTTTTTATTTTTATTTTATATTATTTTTAGTAAAGATAACAATAAAAGAGATATTGAAGATTTAGAAAATTATTTAGGTTATGACGCAGCAGTTAATTAAAATCTATAAAGGAGATTATAATGCCATTAAATCTTAGTAAAATCAACGGAGCACTAGATCGTCTTAACCCTCAAACAAGAAACTCTAACAACAACAATACTAATACAGCTGTTGTAAAACTTGAAGAGGGAGAGAGTGTAGTTCGTATTGCACCTTATAAGTATGATTTAGAAATGCCATTTCAAGAACTTCACTTTCACTATGGTGTTGGTGGAAAAACATTTCTTTGCCCAAAGAGAATGGATAATCGCGATTGTGCGATTTGTGATATGGCTACAGAAGCTTGGTCAGATTTTACAAACACTAACGATGAATCATCAAAGGATGTATTCAAGAAGTTAGTTGCACAACTTAGAGTTTTTATTCCTATTGTAGTAAGAGGTCAAGAAGATCTTGGTGTTCGTTGGTGGGCTGTTTCACCTCGCACTACTTACAAGGAAATTTTACAAAAAGTAAAGAATGCAATGTCACAAGGTATTGATATAACTGATCCTAATGAAGGCTTGGATTTAATCGTAAGAGTAGAGAAGGGATATAACGGTTGGTTAATTCCAGAGTCTATAGACACCGCTCTTAAGACTTCAAAGCTTACCGATGGAGATGTTGATGAACTTATTGACACCGTTACAAATATTAATGATATATATTCTTTTAGAGATCCAGAAGAAATGAAGGAAGCTATTTCTAATTTCGCTAATGATTCTTCAGAAGAAAATAATTCACAAGGAAGTGTTAAGAATTTCAGTAATTCAAATAACAAAAATGATGGTGACATTGATTTTGATAATAAAACTTCGGCATCTGATGTATCAGATAAGTTCGATAAGATGTTGAGTTAAAATGGCTAGAAAGAAAGTAATTAGTAAAACAACTAAAGATTATGATGGTTCCGGTGATGTCACTAAAGACATCACCGATTTACCACATAAACAAATTGTAGATGCTCTTAATAAGAGTGTTGGTGATGTAGCTTATATTATAGGAACAGACGATTCACCAACCGAAGTAAGAGAGTGGTTATCTACAGGAAGCACTGTTTTAGACAGTATAATAAGTAACAATCCAGACATTGATGGCGGTATACCGGTAGGTAAATTAGTAGAAATGAGTGGAGAAGCAGCTACTGGAAAATCTTTAATATCATATTTAATATTGAAGGATTGTTTAGATAAGGGCGGATTACCCGTATTGATTGATACAGAAAGTGCCTGTAATTTTGATTTCTTAAGAATGTTAGGTTTGGAACCAGATAGAAATTTAATTTATTTGCAGCCTTACAGTATTGAACAAGTATTTAAGAGTATAGAAGAGGTTATAAGAAAATTAAGAGAAGAAAACAAGGATCGTCTTTGTTGTATAGTTTGGGACTCTGTGGCTGCTACATCAACAGATTTGGAGTTAGAAAACGATTTCGGCCAAAGCCAAGTTGGCGTTCACGCCAGATTGATTGGCCAAGGGTTAAGAAAAGTTATAAGACTGATAGCTTCTGAAAGGATTTCTTTAGTTTTTCTTAATCAGTTAAGAACAAAGATTGGTGTTATGTTCGGAGATCCAGATACAACTCCGGGTGGAAGATCAATACCTTTTATGTCTTCTGTTAGAATAAAACTTTATTCAGATGGTAAGCTGAAGGCAGGATCAGATATAATTGGTATGGGTATTAAACCTAAGATTGCAAAGAATAGAATGGGACCACCACACAGAGAGTGCCATTTGAAAATGTATTTTAGTAGAGGTCTTATTGATGAAGAAAGTTGGTTAGATATATTAATTAAATCTGGTGTGTGCGAGAAGATATCAGCACAAAAATCTTCTTATACAGATAAATCAACAGGTGAAGTTTATGAATTTCAAAATAGAAAGTTTGTTGATTATGTTTTAGGGAGACCAGAGTTAAGAGAAAAGTTAAGGAAAGAAGTTAAGAAGTGTTTGTATATTGAACCAGATCCCTATAAAAGAAATGATGAAATTGTTTTAGAAGAATTAAAGGAAGACGAGGATATATAAGATGGTAGCTTTTGTAGAAGAAGATAGTAATGAAGAAGAAAAACAAAAAACATTAGCGAGAATAAAAGAATCAGTTGAGGGATTATCAAGAGTAGAGACATTAGGTTTTTTTCTTGGTCTTTCATTTTTTGGTTTGTTATTTACGTCAATTTTTTTTGGATTTTGGTTCCTTACATTTTATGTTTCTGCCATTGCGTGGAATAACTCTATTGCTGTATTGTTTTCATTACCTTTTATAACATGGAAAAACTCAGCTGCATTTTTTGGTATTTTTTTTATATTTGTTAAGTTTGTAAAATATCTAAAAAATTAGTATATTGCATGGTTTGTAATCCTTTGGTCGCATAACGGATGAGGGGGTAGTATGGGATACATTACTATGATATTATAATATATCAAACTTCAATGCTATTTAGTATTGATTATAAGTCAGCGACATCCCATAGAGGTGCTATCGTTAGGGGCAATTTACTAATAAAATAAGCAAAATATAGGTTGACAAAAGCAGAAAATATCCTTATATTATATACATCAAATTAATGGTTATATAACGTAAGGATATTTTTTATGCCAAGAAGAAAGAAGTCACCAGTGGTAGAAACACAAGAAACATTTGATGATAACGTTTCAAGTAAGATGACAGGTAATAGTTCTAAGAGAGACACACATTATAGTAAGGTTTCTGCGTTTAAGTCATATATTGTGGATGAAGAGCAGTATAACCTTTACAAGTTGTATAAATCATATTATAAGTCAAAGAATGACGAGAATAAGGTGGCTGGTTTTCATGCAGGAGCTGTTATTTTTAGAACTATGAATGATTTCGAACGTAGGTGTAGTTTTTATCTAAATACGACAAAACACACAACAAAGAAAGAGTTGAAGAAATCCATATGTCAAGATTTGGATTTACTCAAAGAGATCATAATGGGTATGTAAAAATGACCACTATTTTGTGTGGTATTTTGCTTTTTCGTTGTTCTAAAAGGGTAGCAAAATTTATTTTGAAAACCCTTGATTTTTCAAAAAATATTGTTATATTTAGTATATCAAAGTTGGTAAATTATGGAGTATGAGCCGAGTAACTCACTCGTAAAAAAAGAGATAAAGAAGAAGAAGTTTTTCAGAATGGCTTGTTCAGAAATGTTCAAGTCAGACCATAAAACGAGGTTTGGCGCGGTGTTAGTGTTAAAGAACGGCAAGGTTTATAAGTCTCACAATAAGGATATGAAAACCCACCCTGCACTCAAAAAACATTATCCGTTCTACGCTGTATCAATACACGCCGAACTTCAAGCAATACTTTCAGTAAATTCATATAGATATGATGATTGTATAAAAGGTAGTAAGATGTATGTTTATAGAGAAGATAGACATGGTATGTTAAAGCCAGCTAAGCCTTGTTCTTATTGTATGAACATTATTAGAGAAGCTGGTGTTAAAAAAGTTTATTTTACAACCCCAACCGGGTGGGAGTGTCACATAATATGAGAAAAAATAAAGTTTTAATAGTTGATATGTTGAATATGTATGTCAGAAACTTTTCTGCATTTGCTATGTCAAACGATAATGGTGAATTAGTTTCTGGGTTATATGGAAGTCTGGCTTCTATTAGGAGTCAAATAGAGTTACACCAACCCGATTATACTATCATTGCGTGGGAAGGTCAGGGTTCATCAGAGAGAAGAAGAAAGACATTATCCTCATATAAAGAGGGTAGATCTTTTAAGGGTTTGAATCGCCGTCATTTTGATTCTTCTGATGAAGATGAAACACAATCATTCGCGCGGCAGTTACTATTACTTAAGGAGTGTCTTAATGATTTACCTGTTTTGCAATTAGGTGTAAAGTATTTAGAGGCCGATGATGTTATTGCATACCTTTGCAAAAAAGTGTTAAAAGATGATTACGAAAAGATAATAGTTTCTAGTGATAAGGATTATTTTCAATTGGTTGATGACACAACTACAGTATTCAGACCCATTAAAACCAAGAAAGACCCCATAGGCCAGTTTATTAACACTGAGTGGATGAGTGATATAGAAGAGTGTTATCCACCTAATTACACATTGATAAAATCATTATGTGGTGATAATTCAGATAATATTGAAGGTGTTAAGGGCGTTGGTGAGAAAACAGTAAAGAAAGATTTTCCATTTCTATCAAACACAACAGAATATACAATAGACGATATACAAGAATATTCCATTGAACAAGTATCAAACAAACAAAAAAGATATCAGAAATATATTGATAATAAGAACTTAATAGAAAATAATTATAGTTTAGTTCAGTTGTTAGATCCTAATATATCAACAACTTCTGTAAGCACAATCTTTAATATTGTTGGTAAAACACAATTAAAGTTTAATCCACCTAATTTTAGAATTAAATTACTATCCGAAGGAATTTCACCTAATAATATTGATAACTGGGTTTCTTCTTTCGCTACATTAAAAACAGAATATATTGAAATATAAAGGAGGTGTGTAATGGTAGATGGAGCTAATTTTGACGTATTTGGTTCTAGTAAATTTCAGAATAGAGTTATACAAGGTGCATTAACTGATAGGTTGTTTTTTGAAAAGATATTTGAAATATTAAAACAAGAATATTTTACTACAGAAGCACATAAAATTATTTGGGGTGAGATAACAAAACTTTTTAATAAGTATGATTCTTCACCAACATATGATATGTTAAGATTAGAGATAGCTGCTTTAGCTGATAGCGAAGACAAAGATGATGCCTTAACTATTCTTGTTGACATAGAGAAAACCTCAAACAGACAAGAGATTGAACACGCTAAAGAAAAAGCTTTTGAATTTTGTAAGAATCAGTCTATGAAAGCTGCAATTCTAACTTCAGTAGAACTCCTCAAAGAAGGAAGATTTGATGAGATACAAAAAACTATTGAAGAAAGTTTAAAGATGACAGATAAAACTGATATGGGTCACAATTATTTTGATTCATTTAGCAGTAGAAGTAAGGAAGATAAGAGACCTAATACTGTTCCTACAGGTTTTGAAATATTAGATCATAATGATATACTTGAGGGTGGATTAGCTGCAGGTGAGTTGGGTGTTGTAATGGCTCCAACTGGTGGTGGTAAGAGTTTTATGTTGGTGAATTTTGGATATGGTGCATTAGCAGCAGGTAAAAATGTTGTTCATTATAGCTTTGAGTTGAGTGAAAACAACATTGGCAATCGTTATGATAGTCGTATAACTGGTGTTCCAACTAAGGAGATTGTTACAAGAAACAGAGAGGTAGAAATAAATCTTCAACGATTTCAAGGTGGTCGTTTGATAATCAAAGAATATCCAACAAAGATTGCAACAGTTAATACTTTGAAGTTTCACATAGGTAGATTGCAATCAAGTGGTTTCGATCCAGATTTAGTTATCATTGATTATGGTGATTTGATGAGGAGTCGCCGCGGTTACGATCAGAAGAGATTTGAATTAGAAAGTATTTACGAAGATTTACGTGGATTTGCAATGGAAACTAAACTTCCTATTTGGACAGCAACACAATCTAATAGAGAAGGTTTTAGTGATGATATTATTACTATTGATAAAGTTGGTGAGGCAATATCTAAGGTTCATGTAGCTGATTTCTTCGCCACATTCTCTCAGCGTAAGTTTCATATTGGTAAGAATAGAATGGGTGCAGCTGGTGTTAATCTTGATATTGAAATTGATTATGGTAGAAGTTTAATCAGATTACATGAAAACAATAGTCAAGGTGGATTATCAATGTCAGATAAGGTTAGCAATTTGTTGAGTGAGGGTGATAGTAGAAAAAGAATATTTGATAAATATAGAGATAATATAGGAGTCTAAGATGCCAGAGAGATATACCATAATGAGAACTAGTCGTTGGGGAACAACAGGAACAAGTCTTCAAACTATGGCGGTTTTGGAGAGAAGCAAATATAAAAATGATGATGCTATTAGAGCTTGCAATGAGATGATTTCCAATGATAAGGTTGGAACTAATGAAGAGTTAGAGTATGAGGTTATCTTATCAAGAGAGAATGGTGTTCAAGAAATAATTCACAAAGTTGATAAGAAAGGAACGGTGAGTATCTAATGCCAACATATGATTTCATTTGTGAAGATTGTGATAATATTTTTGAGGTATCAATAGCTATCAAAGACTATGATAGGTTCAAAAAACAAAGTTGCCCTCAGTGT